CCCCAATTAATGGACTGGATGACTGACCGTTCTCCTAATGCTGATTATTCATTTAGATATATGGTTAATGGATTTCGTGCTGAAGTCGCACATGGCGGTCTTTTTTCGTTTAAACGGGGTATGCATTTGAATGGGGCGTTGATTTGTGATGACCTGATGCGTGACCCTGAAAACCCCCTGAATATTTCTAGTCTCTCTAAAATTGAAGAGTGGTTCTATACTGAAACTCTTTACATACCTAATCGTGGGGTTCCAGTTATTGTGTTAGGTACTCCTATGCTACCAGGGGATTTACTTTTTAAATTACAGGGAGATGAACGATTCTTTTCACGAGTTCTCCCAGCTTTAGACCCAGTTCCTGGTAGAAGAGTATTGATGCCAGAATTGTACACTGAAGCGGAACTTTTACATCAGAAGCAGATTAGACCTAAATCCTTTGCGTCTGAAATGATGCTCACTCCCTATTTAAGTACTGAAAGTTACTTGAATGACGAAGATATTAGTAAGTGTGAAAATGATAAATTAGAATCGTTAAATCCTTATACTAAACATGATATAGACGCTGATTTTGTATTTGCTGGATTTGACGTTGGGAAGAAGCGACACCCTTCTCATATAGCTATATTTAAAATCAAGGATAAGATTATTACTCAAATCTATCAGGAATTTTTGGATAGTTGGGATTATACTGAACAGATTGCACATTTGAATTTGATTTCTGAGAATTTTGATTTGGATAGAGCCTACGTAGATAATTCTAGAGGGGAGTTAGAAGAGCGTGGGTTGAATTCTATTTGGAATCCAATGACCTTTACGTTGAAGCAAAAACGTAGGATGGCACAAGTTTTTGAAGAGTATGTGAATTCTGGTAGGCTTCAATTAATATCTGATGAAAGACAAAAATCACAGATAACATGCGTCAATAATGACCTTAAAGCACCCGCAACACCATTAGGACATGGAGACTCTTTCTTTTCGATTGCGATGGCTTTACTCGCTTGTTATGAACAAGAAAACTCTTCTACAACATTGATTGGGGATATGAATGATTTCACTCCTAAACGGAATGAAAATTCACTTGAACCCAGGTTTGATGAGGGGTATAATAGTGAAGCTAATGAAGAAGTGTGTCCCGATTGTGGTAGCAAGAATGCTTGGATATCTGCGAATTCGTTATGTTTAACCTGTTATGCTAATTCCCTTTCGTTAAAAGGCGCATCTAGGTTAGGGGAAACTAACGAAGAGAAGACGAATTCTCCCCTCTGATTAGATTACCTGTATTATATTTTTGAGGTTTATACAATGGAAAACTTGGCATTATCTTATGATTCCCCTGTGACTTCCAATGGAATGCATATTTTAGAGAGTCGATATTTTTTAAAGAACCCCGATGGTTCGTTGAAGGAACATACACCAGATGAATTATTTACACGGGTAGCGTTTGCTGTCTCTAAGGCTGAAGAAGATTCTGAGTATTGGGGAAATCGCTATAGAGAAGAGTTATTGATGCCCCTTATTTTCTTACCTAATTCTCCAGTTCTAATGAACATGGGAACAGGTGCTGGAACAGGTAGTGCTTGTTATGTTGTGAACCTTGAAGACAGTATGTCTAGTATAATGCAAACAGCCTATGATGCTGCCATGATTGAAAAATATGGCGGTGGGATAGGCTTTTCTCTTTCTGATATTCGTCCTAAAGGATTCCCTATAACGACTACTCATGGGAAAGCATGTGGCCCTGTTGCTGTTTTGCGTATGCTTTCTGAGGTTGGAACAATGATTACGCAGGGTGGGAAAAGGGATGGCGCACACATGGGAGTGCTTGAAGTTTATTCCCCTGACATTGAAGAATTCATCGGGTGCAAAACTACTGAGGGTAAAATCCATAATTTCAATATCTCTGTAGGTGTAGATATGAATTTTATGGATGCTGTTAAAGAAGACGAATATACCCATCTGACTTGGCCTATGTGTCGGGAACGGCATCCTATAAAGACCTCTGAAAATGGTATGGGTCAAGCGATGGATTGGGATACGTGCGGTAGGATAGAAGGAAAGTTGATTCGTGCTAGGGAATTGTTCTCAAAAATCATTCATGGAGCATGGTTAAATGGGGAACCTGGCGTGGTTTGGCTTGACCGTATGAATGCTGATAACACAACTCCCGAATTAGGGACTATTAAGGCCACTAATCCATGTGGAGAACAACCTCTTCTATCGTCTGAGTCCTGTAATTTGGGAAGCATAGACCTTTCTAAATTAGTGGTGGATGGTGAGTTTGATTTTGACCGCTACAGAGAGATTATTCGTTTAGCTACTCGATTCTTAGATAATGTCATTGATGTAAATACCCATCCAACCCATGATACGGCTGAGATGAATAAGAAGACCAGAAAAATAGGTTTGGGTGTAATGGGTTTTGCAGACATGCTCATTAAATTAGATGTAGCTTATGATAGTGATGAAGCACTTTCTTGGGCTATAAATTTAGGTTCTACTTTAGAGGTGGAGTCGGATTATGTTTCATCTGAGTTAGGGGCAGAGAAAGGTGATTTCCCCGCTTTTGCCGAAAGTACGTTAAATGTTAAGAACGGTGGTGAATGGGAACACATGCGTAATGCATGGCGTAGGTCTATTGCACCTACGGGAACCATTTCGATGATAGCGAATTGTTCTTCTGGTATTGAGCCACTTTTTGATTTGGCTTTTAAAAAGCACAATATGTCTGCTGCTCTTGAGGGAGTTGAACTTTATTATATACATGAGGACTTGAAGAATCGTGTTGCCCCTTTATTCAATACCAATGGAAATTCAATAGAAAAATATATATCTGAAGGTCATGACGTTAAAGATTTGCTCTCTGATTCTCATGAGAGGAGTTTATTTGTTACGTCTGGGGATGTTGATTATAAATGGCATATTCGTATTCAAGCGCACTGGCAATATTATATCGATTCGGGAGTAAGTAAAACCATCAATCTCCCAAATAGTGCTACAGAGCAAGATGTTTGGGATTCCTATATGTTGGCCTATGAAGAGGGATGTAAGGGGATTACTGTTTATCGTGCCGGGAGCAGAGAGAGGGAGGTATTGGTTTCTTCTACCAGTGATAATAATGGGGCATCTACTCGTAATGATGTATTAGTTCGGCCTGAGTCTGTACAGGGAGTAACGTCTAGAATCACTACTGGACACGGGAAACTTTTTATGACCTTGAATTCTAATAATGGAAGCCCCTTTGAAATATTTTCTCAGATAGGGAAATCTGGTCAGTGTGATGCAGCCTATTTAGAGGCTATTTCACGGCTAGTTTCATTATGTTTGAGGAACAACATTATGCCTGAGACAATCCATCAACAATTGAATGGTATTGTTTGTTGTCCTGTGTGGAGTGAGGGAATTCAAGTCCATTCTGTTCCTGATGCTATTGCACTGGGATTGAAAACTCATTTTATTGATAGTCATGCTGGTGTGTCTAGTTCTGATAAGGGTAAGTTCGGGGCTGGTGGAGTATGTCCAGAATGTGGTAGTAATACTGCCTATCAAGAAGGTTGTGTTACATGCACTTCTTGTGGGTGGTCTAAATGTAGATAGTTGTTAAACTGTATGTTAGAATATCCAATTATAGTGTTAAGGATAGGGAAGCAAAGATGTTAGGAAGTTCATTACGTCAATTTGATAAGCAATATGTTTGCTCACGGGATGATAAAGGGACTTGGAGAATTGTAGACCTTTGGCATAAAGAACTTGAGGGTGTGAATTTAGAGGATGATATACCTGATACTCATCCAGCCATTAAGATTTTAACGGAGGGCGAATTTCTTGAGTTGATTAATGAATCTAAAAGATTGGGTATGATGCAGAAACTGGAAGAGTCCGGTGAGTTTTCTATTTCCTCAGATGCATATGATTTAGTTTGTGCGGAACGTGATAATCTCAAGATGGAATTAGAAAATGGTACTACTGGTACTACTGGTACTGGTACTACTGGTACTGCTGGTACTGGTACTACTGGTACTAAGGTTAGGCTGGGAGTAGCTATTGAAGGGTCAGAATCGTTTCAACTTGCCAATAAAAAATTGGATACCTTGTTAAAATTGTCGAGTCTTGGAACTCTAAATGAGGATTTAACTAAGGCTGTTTTATTGCTAGGTGGAAATAGTGAGTTAAGTTCTGCTGATGAATAATACTGTAGGTTGGTTTAATGAAGATATCAGAACTTCTGCCTGAATTACCGGGCGTTTTACAATATCAGCAAAAATTAAGTGACCTTACTAATATAGTTGATTTGATGAAGGCTTCCCCAGATGGAAGTCCTGAAAAATATCGTGTTCCTACTCTTGGTCTAGACCACGTAGTGAATCAGTGGGTGCGCCAGCAAATGGCGTACAGAATGAATCTGGTTCAAGATTTGTTCACCATTGCAATGACAGTTGAAGAGATTCGTGGGCCGATTAATCATATTATTGGTGAGGTTTTTAGAAGGGGGGTTCAGTGGAAGCCAAAATTTGCTGCTAAATGTGATGCTTGTCAGATAGAATTTCAGGACTATTTACAGGTTTGTTCGTCGTGTAGGGGGGAAATTAGGGAACCTGATTTTTCTCAGAGGATTGAACTTGACAAATTTATGTTTGATTGCAATATTTTTGACCAGTCTTTTGAAGAGGTTTTACGTCAATTTTGGTTTGATGTAAATTCAATTGATATTGGCTGGTTGTATATATCTAAAGAGTACATTGAGGATGGGCCAGAGGGGGTACGGTCTAAACCTCTTGAGATACGTAGAATACATCCATCATTAATTGAATATGATTTAGATACTCATGGGCTTCCAAAAAACTCGCACTGGCTTTGCTTTATCCATAGAGAACAAATCTATCCAGAGGCTGGAGATTGTGATGAGTGTAGCAGAACATTAGTTCCAGCTATGTATAAAATGTATAGGTATGGTGGTCAGGCAAATTCTACACGAGCAAATAATTATGCTAGTGAGGGTCAAAATATAACTTACTTACTGGACTCTGAAATTATTGCGTGTAGAAAATTCTACACGGACGAATTGTATGGTTGGAGTCCAATCATGACTATACTAGACAAAGCCTTGACTTTGGTTGGTATGGATAAGAATCTGTATCGTTATTTCTGGGAACGCAATATGCCAGCCAGCATGATAATGGTGTTCACGGATGACCCAGAGTCAATGCGCCGTGAGCGAGAACATATTGCTGCAAGGATGCGACAAGACCCCAACTATATCCCTATGGTGGCTGTCTCCTCCCGAAATAACAGGGGTAGAGTTGAGATGGTTAGGTTGTTCCATACTTTGCAAGAGATGGATTATCTTCCTGTTCGTAATGAGATACGAGAGAGGATAGCTTCTCTGTGGGGTGTAACTCCTGCGTGGCAGGGTTCTCCAGAAGCATTTGGTGGTCTATCTTCCAATACACAACAATTGGCAGTTATGTCTCGTGTTGTGGAACATGACCAAAGATTGTTAGAGCAGAAAGTTTTTCCAAATATTCTTGAGGCATTTGGCATAACGGATTGGGTCTTTGAACTTCCCTCACCAGAAGAGAAGGCTGAAGCTACTAAGATTTCGTTTGCTCAACAAAGGGCCAGTGTTGCCAGTATGCTTTTCCAGATGGGTTTTGATGTGAAATCTCGTTCTTCTGGAGTTAGTGTTGATGATATTGATTTCTTGATTTCTGGGGAAGCGAAGGCTCCAGACCAGATGGGTGGTATGGGTGGTGGTATGGGTGGTGGTATGGAAGGTATGATGGGTGGTGGTGGTATGCCACCAGACCAGGGTGGTGGAGCAGAAGGTGGAGCAGAAGGTGGAGCAGAAGGTGGAGTTCCTGCAACCCCAACATTAGATTCTCTTGGTTTATCTCTAATGAAAAAATCTGGGGGGACATGGCATGAACAGCTTTTGAATAAAGGTTATATTTCCCCAATCATAAAATCGGTTAGTGAAAATGGGAAAACTCTTATCTTTAACAGTGCCGACGATGATTATGAAGCTACATTTATCAACGGTAATTTAATGCATATAGAGAAGTACTTGCATCATCATGATGGTCATCCCCCTCATGATGAAAATATAAAACATAATTTATCGGCTAATAGAAAGAGTCGAGTAGATACTGCTATGTATGGCCCAGAAGGAGCGGAGGAAGTTGATGATGACGAACTCTTTGGAGTGTCTTAATCCTATCGTGTTGGCCTCTGAAGCCAAAGACTGGATAGAAGACACTTTTGAAAGAGTCTTATTTAATGTAGTTTGGGAAAACGATGAACCCATTGCTATTATTGTAACTGTACATAAAGACGACAAATTTTTTCTTAGTAAGGGAAAAACTCTTGTTGATATTCAGCAAGAATTAGAAAAGTGGTACAACAACGGTATCTCTAATAGTGTAGATGAGTAGTGTAATAAGTTTTTACGGGTTGTTGGTGTATGCCTCAACTGCACAACGTTAGGGTTGGTTCTTCTTTATATAGAGTTGAAGTAGCTGATACTTCTCATCTCCAACAGTTAGGTTTGTCTTTTAGAACGCACCTCTCGTCTAATCGTGGGGTGCTTTTTGTTTTTCCAGATGAAGTTAATCGTATATTTCATATGAGAAATATGAAGTTCCCTTTGGATATTATTTTCATAGGGGCTGATAAACGAGTCAAATGGATTATAGAGAATGCTAAACCTGATAATGAGCGTTTAGTTTCGTTGCGTCCATCCAAATATGTTCTAGAAGTGAATGCTGGTGATGTGCAGAAAAATGGTATACGAATGCATTCTAAATTAGACACATTAAATAATCCCTTGATAAAGTCTTCAGATACATTAGAACCTTGGCTACAGAAACAAGACGGTGGTGAGGGTGGTTTTTCTGGTACGGCGCATACATCAGAAGGAACCAATACTTTTACTCGTACATTTGGCCCCAGTAAAGATAATAAAAAGCCCTGGACAGGGAAGAAGAAAAAGAACTGGGCAAAGATTTTAACTTCTGCTCCTGATGAAGAGCATATAACTGTAGCCATGCTTAATGAGTGGCTTGAGAAACA